GGCAACAGGAGTTCTGCCCCCGCTGGTGGCGTGGCGAGTGGCCCGTAGCCTACCTGAGAAGCCGATAGCAGATCAATCGGGTAGGTGTGCGCCTGGTTGAGCAACTTGATCGGGCCACGATCCGTGCTACTCAGGAGGAGGGAGGCGACAAACCACGATCCGTTCCACAGCAGTTTGTAGATGTTCCCGCCGCCGCCGCTGGCCCCAAACACCAGTGCGTCCAGGGTGCCGTCGCGCACGAGGTCGGTGATCGCGCCCGCTCCCGCAATGTAGCCCGGTTCTGTTATCAGGGGAGTGACGCTGAGTAGCCCCCCGGTGGGCCGGTCGGCCTCGGTGATGGGCGTCCAGTCTACGGCGTAGCCCTCCTCGAAGTGGAGGCTGTCTGCCTCGCTGGTCACGCCATCGAACGCGACGGCGTGGCCCCACGGGGCGTAGGCTCCCATTTTGGCAAAGGAGTCGGTCGGCCCTACGGTCAGCGCCGTCCATGTCGTGCCGTTGTAGGTGATGTACTGTGTGGTGCCTGCGCAGACTCGGATCTCGTTCGGGTTGCTTGGGCTGTTCTGTACATCAACCACCGCTGCCCCGAAGTCGTGCAGGGTGGCCCATGTCACACCCGAGTCGTTCGATACGCTCAACAGGGTGCCATTCCCGGCGAGGACGTTGCTGATCGTCGTCTCGTTCACCCACAGGCACCCAATGGAGCCGCCCGCCAGGGTCACGCACAGGGTTGGCGTTGTCGCGAGGAGGTCGGCGCTGGTGTAGATTGCGCCACTATCCCACCCGGCGTACATCGGCCCCGTCTCGTTGATGGGCGGCACGGCGGTGCAGACCGCGCCATCGACTGTAAAGTAGCGCCAGCCTGTTTTACTCAGTACGCCCCACCCCGACTCGCCTGCCTGGGTGACGATACGGGTAAAGGTTTGCGTATCGAGGGCCAGCGGGGTCTTGGTCAGGGATGCGCTCTCGCCACTCTCACTTCCCACGGTGAGCTTTACCGTTGCGTCGGTCAGGCTCTCGAAGAAGAACAACGGACTCCCGATAGCCGCAAAGTCAGCGTTGTTTTTGGCAATGGCGTCTGCGGTCGGCGGCGGGTCGGTCGTGCGTGAAAGCCACGTCCAGGTGAGTTGTGGGTTCGGAACGATTCCGGTGTAGGACACCGCAGGAACAACGCCCGTGCCTACCGCCGTCCATGCAAGAGACGTAATTCGGTAGCCGTTCGGATCTTTGCTGGCGTTGCGGCACTGCACAAAGAACTGGCTGGCGGGCGCACCCGCAACGACGATCTGCTGGTTCTCCACGGTCATCGAGAAGTCCACACGGGGCGGGACGATGCTGGTGGCGTAGCCGTCCACGAGGGACGCGCCAAGGGCAATCTGCACGCGCATACTCGCCTCAGCGGTGGTGGACACTTCCACGACAAACGCCTGCGCATTCGTGGGTAGTCCGATGTTCGAGTCGCGAAAGAAGATCGAGTCGCCGGGAGAGAGTATGGGGTTAAGGGGAGCCTCGAACCAGACATTGACCCGCGCCCTGGCCCGCCGCCCGAGTTCACGCGTCGCAATGGTCTGCGCCAGGGTGTCCGTCTGGAGCCAGCGGTACTGCTTCGAATCGGCCTTACCCCGCACGCCCGTGGCGGTATAGGTGCCGTCCGGCACATTCCCATCCGGTCGCTTCGGCCCATATGCCCGAAACGAGGCGGTGGCGGTTTCGTTGCCCTCTAAACTAACCCCACTGTTGAAGATGCCGAACTCGCCCGCGCCCAGGTCGGCTCCGTTGGCGTAGAGGATCGCCGAGGTGGACGCGGGGATACCGGGGTTGTCTACCACGCGGATTTTGCCCGACGCCGTGGTGTAGAACGCCGTGCCCCCGTAGTCCATCATCTCGCCCAGTACCTGCCCGATGGCCTCACCCTTCTTCACCGTCACACTGTAGTTTGGCGCAAGGACGTAGCCGCTGCCAGGGTCAAAGATGTGGTCAATCATGGTCGCATCGAGTCCCGCCGCCGTCAGGATGTCCGTCACCGCTGCGACAAAGCTCCGATTGCTCCAGGTGATGTCTGCAGGCACCCCGTAATCCAGGGTGATCAGATCGATCAGATTAATCGTGCGTGTGTACGAGTCGCTGGTCGCGCTGCGCTGCGCCGTCTTGCCCATAAAGAACGTCTCCGTTTTTCCGTTCATCACGATTTCAACGATTGCGGAGAGGTCTAAGGTGGACGGGGGGAGGGTCTGGAGTTCGACATTGCAGGTAGATCGGGGGCGAAGCGACGAGAGCGAGCGCGTGGGCAGCCCGCCCACGACGGTGTAGGGCGTTCCGTCGATCCAGACGCGGGCCGTCCAGTCTTTATAGAGCGTGTTTCGTAGATCGTCGTAGGTAATCACCCGCGTGTCCTCGTGAATGTGGCGGTGCCCGTGTAGTCCGTTGCTCCCACAAACTGCACGATGTCGATCTCGATCACCGCAGGCCAGTTCGTCGTGCCGTCGCTGAGCGTTCCCGCAGAGCCGTTGAGCGCACGCAGCGCGAGGGCGGTGGTCTGGTCCGCAATGTAGATCGGGCCGCTGACCGTCGCAGACTCGTAGCCCACCCGTGCGATGTCGGTAGATTTCAGCCCCAGTAGGGGTTTCTTGACAAGGCGCGGCATCTGCTTCCAGGCCATCACCATCGGCGCGCCGCCCTGGTCGATGCGCCCCCACTCGAATGACATACTGTTGAATGTCCAACTCATGCCGATTGCACCAATCTATCGACGCTCGCGCTAACCGCCTGCTCAATCGCCCGGTAGATCTGCTCCAGGCGTGCGTCGGTGTCCACCACAGGATTGTTCAGGGTGATGTGGATCGTGGGGGCCTGGGCGGGCGCAGATGCGCCCAGACGCCCCAGCCCTGTGAGACGGCGGGTATCGCCCGCCATCGCCGCATCCAGCCCGGCGAGCGGGCTGTTCACCGCGAGGGCGAGGGGCGACCGCGCCATCCGTGCGGTGCGGTCAGCGGGCGTGACCGCACTCCCGCGCGGAAGGTTCACCAGCTCTGGCCCGTGCTCGCCCACCAGCGCCAGCCCGCCGGGGTGGTTCGTCGTGCCACTGGCATAGACCGGCACATCGGCCCCGGTGAGGTCGGGGGCTGGAGCGGTTGCGGCCTCGCTGCCAATGCCGAGCGGCCCCTTGGCCCAGTCCGGGATCATATCGGTCAGCTTCGTGACGAACCACCCCGAGAATGTACTCCACCCGTCGCTGACGCCCTTTTTCAGCCCCGCAATCAGGGACGCGCCAAGGGAGCCATCGGCAAATGCGTTGTTCCACGCAGTTTTTAGCTCTGTCCAAAGACCAGTAAACATCTTCCCGAGTGCGCCCAGCAGTGCAGGCAACGCCTGTTTCTCAACCCACACCGTAAATTGCGCTGTCCACTCAACCAGCCCTTTAAGGATGTCGGGGGCTGCGGTGACAATCCACAGCAGGATACCGGCAATGATAGTACCGAGCGCAGCCATTAGCTTCGGTAGCATCTCGCCGCACCAGTTCACAAACGACACTGACCACTCGCCTAGCTTCTCCGCAATGATTGGCACCTGTTGGAGAATCCAGGTAGAGATTCCCACGATGATCGCAAGCAGTCCCAGGACGAGCTTGGGCAGCATCGGCACGATCCAGTCAAGGAATGCGGCGGCGATCTGTGCGATCTTCTCTACGATGCCGGGGAGAGCCGCGCCGATGGCGGTCAGCACGGTCGTGAGGAGATTGCCAATGCTCATCAGCATCGGCGGGATCATCGGGCCGATCCAGGCAACAAAGGCGAAGGCGATCCCGGCCACGGCCTCGATGATCTTGGGCAGGTACGTGCCAATCAGCCCAATCACCGTGGTGAGCAGTCCGCCCAGGAAGTCCATCAGCACCCCGAAGATCATCGGCAGCCCGGTCTGGAATGAGGTGGCCACCGTGCCGAGCAGTGGGCCAAGTTCGCGAAAGCCCTGCTGGAGTAGGGAAAACGCCCCTGACCAGTTCCCCTGGAGCAACTGGCCCAGGACGAGCTGAAAGATGGTCGCCAACCCGCTCAACAGGGGCATCACCGGGCCGAGGGTCTTCTCGACAATCTGGCGGATACCGCCAAAGTTGGTCGCCCACGCCCCGGCGAACAGGCCAATCAGGGTAATGGCAATGCCCAGCGGAGAGAACAGCCCCAGGACGGTCTTGCCCAGGTTCAGGAGCGTGGGGCCAAGTTTCGTGACGAGGCTGAGGAGCGTGGGGCCAATCCTGGTGACGATTGTTCCGAGTGACGGGATACGTTGGATCAGGAGGGCCAGGGTGATGCCAACATTGGCAAAGATGCCGCCTAGTCCGGCAGCGATGCTGCCTAGTCCGGTGAACAGCAGACCGCCTATCATATGTAAGCCCAAGAACCCCTGCCCGACGAGTTCGATGATAGGGGCAAGCAAGGCCATGCCCCCGTGCAGCAGGTTCATCGGATTCAGTAGCGTCAGGAACGCCGCGCCCAGCCCACCCAGCGAGGGCGTCAGCCAGCCCAGCACCGCGCCGAATGGGGCAAAGACTGTGCTGAGCACCGCGCCCACCGGAGCCAGCGCGGCCACCACCGGCCCGGCGATGCCCGACAGCCCCGCGAACATCCCGCCCAGGGCCGGAGCCAACGACACCCCGGTGAAGATGCCCGTGATAGCCCCCAGGATGAGCGGGAGCTTCGTGCGCAGTCCCTCGGGAAGGTGCTTCGTCAGCCCCTCGACAAGCCCGCCCGCCAGCTTCTTACCCGACGCGATCAGGTCAGGAAGACCCGCCGCGAGATGCGTCCACAGCGTTGTGTAGAACGCCGTGATCGCTGCGCCAATGTGTCCCCCGTCACGGAACACCGCCAGTCCGTTCGTCCACGCTGCCTGGATCGTGGTAACGATCCCCCGAAGCACCGACAGCGCCGCCGTTCCTGCTGCGAGAAGCTGCGGCCCCAGGGAAACCGCAAGGTTTCCCATCCAGTTCGCTGCCTGGAGCGCATAGAACGCAAGGTCGCTCAGTTCGGCAATCAGGACGGGAAACACCACCGTCGTTCCGAAGGTACGCAACTGCGTGGCAAAGCCGCCGAACAGTGCGACGATGGACTGAATGCGTGCGGGAATAGTATCCGTGAAGGCCAGCACCTGCTGCACGAGCGGGGAGAAAAAGGCCGGGAACTGGCCGATCAGGATCAAAAAGTTCGAGACAAGCTGGCGCAGCCCGCCCTCCTTCACCCCGCTCGTCAGCACGGCCCACCCGCGCTGGACTTCTTTGAGTCCATCGGTGATCGGCTTCACCCACGCCGCGCCCTGGTCGCGCATGGCCGTCATCGTGGCGACCAGCCCGTCGTACTGGTCTTTGAGTTCCTTGGCCTTGGCTCGCGCCGCCTGCACCGCCGCGTTGATCTCGGTCTGCGACTTCGCCATGCCGCCCATCGCCCCGCCCGCCGTTCCCGCCGCCTTCGCCAGTTTCGTGAGCAGCGTCACCTGCTCCTTCACCATCGCCACCGACTCGGACTCGGTCTTCTGCTTGGCCTGCATCACGGCGAGATTCTGCGTGGCGGCGTCGGACTCGCGCTGCGCCGCAGTGACTCGCGCCTGCGCCGCCTTCTCCGCCGTGTCCTTGGCACTGGTCTGGGTCTGGATCTGGGCACGCAGGGCGATCCGGCGCTGCTCGATCTGGAGCAGTTCCTTATCGGATCCGGTGGCCGTCTTCATCTGCGTCTGGATCTCGGCCAGACGCTTTTTATCGTTAATAGCGGCGGTCTGTGCATCCAACTGCGCCATCTGCGCGGTGAGCGGACTGAGGATGGCGTCGTAGCGTTGGGTTGTCTCGTTGAGGTCGCGCTGCGTTTGCTCAAGCTGCTTGGACCTTCGATCTACCGTAAGAAAGGCGTCGGCTATGTCATAGACCGCCTGACCTGCTGGCCCTGCCAGTTCCTTGATTTTCAGCAGTATCGACTCGTCAAAAAGCCCACCATTAGCATTGCGATCACTGATCAACTTTGCAAGCTCGGCCTTGGCCTTCGCCAGCATGGGGATAACACGGGCCTCGCCCATCTTCCCCGACCCCACGGCGTTCTCCAGCGCCGTCTTGATGCTCCCGCCGATGGACTCAAACAGGCTGAAATCGGCCTGCTTCCAACCCTCCATCCAGACCTGCGCGGTCTGGGTGCCCCATGCATCCAGGTCGGGCAGAATCTTGGGCGGCGAGTGCGGCATCAGCAGGCCCGTGATCATACTCGCCAGCCCGCCCAGCGCATCGCCCACCAGCCCCGTCGCCATGGAAATGCCATCGGCGAACGCGCCAATGAAGCCGCTGCCCCACTCGGCACCCAACTGCACCAGTGGCCCGAAGATGCCCACAATCATCGCGCCCATCGGCAGCAGCGCCGAGATCACCGAGCCGACGTGGCTCACCAGACGGGCCATGCCCTGCGCTAACGCCTGGATACCCGCCTGCGCCTCCGGGCTTTTCAACGCCTGAAGCAGCATCCAGAACGAGGTACGCAGCCCCTCAAACAACGGCTGACCGACAATCCGGGCCGTTTCCCCAAACCAGTCGCGCAGACCCGAGAGTATTCCATTCAGGGTCATGGCCTGCGCCTCCATCAGCCCGCCGTACTTGCCCTGGAGGAAGGTGAGGATCGCGGCCATCGCCTTACTCTTGTCGCTGATCAGTTCCCCGGCCTTGTTGAACTGCACGCCCATCGCGGCCAGTTGGTCGCGGTTCACCGCGCCGAGTTCGCCGAAGCGCATCAGCGCGTGGCCGACCATCCCGGTCGAGAAGCGCCCAAACAGGCTGGCGATCTCCTCAAAATTCTGGCCCGTGCCGGAGGCGACATCACCCACGATGGTGCGGATCTGCTCGCCGCTATAGCCGAACTTCGTGGCAACGTCGGCGGCGTGAAAGCCGAAGCCCTGCAAGACGAGATCGGCCTGCACCACCTGAGGCAGATCGAACGGCGTGTTTACCGCAAAGGTCGCCAGTTCACCCATGCGCTGCTTCGCCAGTTCCGTGGATTTCAGCAGGGTGGTGAAGCGCACCTGATAGTCCTCAAAGGCCGCGTTGCCGCCCACCATCCTATCGGCAATACCCTTAATCCCCCCGGCCACGGCATGCAGCCCCGCCGTAATCACCCCGCCAATCACATAGGAGAACGCCCCCGCCAGCACCCCGTGGATGCCCTCTCCGGCGCGGCGCACCTGCTCCTGCGTGCGGGTAAGCCCCTGCTGAAGGCCCGAACTATCGCCGACAATCCGCACGTTCACGGGCTGATCGCCCAAACGCCGCAGGTCGCGGAGGAGATCGGCCTGGATGCGATCCACGTGCGTGCGGTCGCCCCGGAAGGCTATCAGGATGTCGGCGAGGGTGATACCCATCTTAGATTAACTCGATTCCCATCGTCTTCAGGAGGGCATGGGGGGCTACGCGGGCGGGGTCCGGTGTCGGGCTGGCCGGGTTGGCATCCGGGTCGCCCAAGAGCGTGCCCACCTCCTGCGCGATCAGGCGGGCCTCAAAGCGTTTGCGCCGCACGTAGGCGCGGGTGAGCAGCGACACGTCGAAATCATCCAGATCCGCGTCGGCTAGGTGCCACTCGGCGCGGGCGAGTTCCTCAAGGTCGTGGGGCTCGCCGGGCCAAGGAGTGAGGTCAAGCGGTCCAAAGGGAACGCGGATCGCAGCACCGCCAGGAACGCGGTCACGAGTTCATCGTCATAGGCGTTCTCTTCCAGAAACTCACGCTCGGTCTCCAGCGCCGGGGCATAGGCCAGCAGCAGCGTGAAGAGCGTCTCGGGCGTGTCCATCAGCAGAGGGATGAACTTATTGGCGAGGGCCAGCAGATCCGCAACGTTGTTCAGTTCGAGAGACACATTGGTCGAGAAAAGGGCCATGAGTTCATTGAGCGGGCCGCGCAACTGCGCCCGCCACGCCTTGGCGTGCATGATCGGAGCCATCGGGATATCGTAGGTGCGCTCGGCCAGGGTCAGGGTGATCGTGCGGGACATCAGAACCTCGCTCGGGCCAACCGCGCCACCATCTGGCGCGGTTGGCGGTTATCGGTGCCAGAAGATTAAACCGTCGTATGCGGGTCGGTAACGCGCTGGAGTTTGAGCAATTGCCCGCCCACGGCTTTGGTGAGATCGGGCAGGGCTGCCAGCTTAATCGGGATACCGGCGGGCTTGTCCTTGCCGTACTCCAGCGTTCCGCCATCCGTCACCGTGGCCTTGTAGAGGAACAGGCGCACCGGGAAGAAGTTGTCGGACTCGTCGTTGTAGCCGCCCTCGATGCCGACCATATGCAGCGGCAAGTTGGGGTCGCCGCCGACCTCAAACTCCTCGTAGCCCACGACGGTGCTGGTCGCCGCCGTGGTCGTGGCGGTGCCTGCCATCGTAATCGCCAGGTTGCCCGCCGTATGCTCGGCCAATTCGGTTTCGATGGTCACTTCCTCCTTGGTGCGGCGGCGGCGCACCGGCGAGAAGCTCTGCTCCACAAAGATTTCCAGCATGTCGAACTTGTAGGTGAGTTTCGTCGGGCTGAGGGTGAAGCCCACATCCACCCAGCCGGTGGGCCATGCCGCCCCAACGGCGAGGGTGGGAAGCGGCAGGGTGGAGCCGATGGGCGCAAGAAAGACCCGTGCGCCGGTAACGATAATGTCTGAAGGAACGAGTGGCATACCGAAGACTCCTTATTTACACGCGGTGGCGCTGTACAATCGCGCCCACCTCCGCCGCCACTTCCTGCGCGGCGGGCAACAGGAACGGCGTGCGCCGCTCCACCCAATAGGCATAGTCGGCGTGGCACACCACCAACGCCTCGTCGGCACGGGCGGCACGGGTGGCGGGTGCCGCGTAGACCCGCCCACCGTGCGGTTCGCTGCGGGCTGCGGCCCCGGCCTGCCCTGGCGTAATCGTTTGAATGGTGTTGCGGAGAAAGCCGGTATCCACCGGCGCGGCGATCTTCGCGTTGGCCTCCACCCGAAACGCCACCTCGGTCAACACCTGCTGCATGGCCCGCTGAAGCAGGGCCGTCACCCCCGGGTGAATCGTGATACTCATCGCTGACTCCTGCGGCTACGTTCCTGAACCCTCACACCTGACACCTGACACCTGACACCTACGCCATCACCGACGTCACCTGCCAGACCGATAGGTAGATATTCCAATTCGTTCGGGGCGACACGAGATGCTGGCCCGTGGTGGTGCAGCGCACCGAGCGGATGCGCCCGGAACTCTGGTCGTGCAGGGCCGTGAACAGCAGGCCATCGAGCGCCCGCGCCGTGGCCTGGTCCACGGCGTAACACTCCGCGTGATAGATCGAGTCCACGAGGATGCTTGTGATCCCCGGTCGCCCTCCGCGATCCGTAACCAGAATGGCCGGGCCGGTCAGGGCCGGGTTCGTCGTCACGGCCTTGGGGTCATAGCCCGCAGGCAGTTCGGCGGAAAGAAAGACCCGCTGGCCCGCCACGGCCACCACCGTAGGCAGGCTCAGGATGAGGGTACGCAGGCTGGCACTGCGGTCATAGATAGCCATTTACGCCCCCTCCAGGGTGTTCGCCACCCGGCGTAGGTCACAATTCCACTGGAGCGTCCCCCGCACCGCACTGGTGATGTCATACGTCTCGGGGGATGCCATCACCTGCCCGCGCTGGTGGGTCATCCGCACCCGTGCCAGCGTGTCTACGTCCGCAATCGCCAGCGGCAGCCGCAGCACCGTGATCGTGATCAGCACTTGGGTGTGGCCCTCCCCCTCGCGCCGGGTTTTGACCGCGAAGCCACACACCGTCTCGGCTCCATCGGCCCAGGTTTCGATAGGCATGCCCGTCGCGGTGTCCTGAGTCGTGCTACGGGTGCGCAGCACGCAGCGGTCACGCATCGTGGACACGGCTGCCTCGGCAGCGCGGTCAAGAACATCGTGGCGGGGCAGGGTGCGGCTCATAGGGTGTTGATGTCCGCGTTGATCGTCTCGGAGATACCCGGCGCACGCCGCACAATCTGGCGCACACTTTTCACCCGCTGTCGAGAATGGTAGTAGGCCACCTGCTTCTCATACTGAGTCACCATCTGGCTCAACGCAAACCGCTCCCCGTCGGCGGCGAGGTCGTAGGTTCCCGCCCCCACCAGGGCTGCCAGCTTCTCTTCCCACACCACCACCGCCGCCGCGTACAGGTCGAACTGCGGCGGCTGCGGAATGTAGCGCACATCCACCACATCCCCCACCTCGCCGCCCGCCCGCGCCACCGTGGCCCGGTCGGTAACAACCACATCCGCAATGAGTTGACGCAGGGTGGCATCGTCGTAGGTCGCCGTGGTGGGTTCGGCCACCATCCGGCGCAGCCTCGCCACCAGGGCCGGGGCAATGCTGGCCGGGTCAATCGTCGTCGCCGCAGGGGTGTAGGTAGTCATCGGTTAAATCACGTAGAGGATGCGCAGAACCTTCGCTCCATTGAGCGTGCCCGCCGGAGTAAAGAGGTTCTTGCTCACATCGGTCGCGTCTATCGCCAGCGTCCCCAGGTCGTCGGCATCGTTGAAGGTCGTCACCAGCCGCACATCAGCCGCCAGCGCGTGCCACAGACCCAGCACGTTGCCCGTGCCCACGCTCACCGTATTGCCGCTCGCCGTGCGTATCGGCAGGGTGATGCGCCGCACATGCGCAAAGGCCAACGTCCCCCCCACCGCAGCGGTGCCGTTGAGCGTCAGGGTCTCACTGATGAGCGTGCCGTTGGAGTCCGACCCCTCAATCAGCACGGTACCCGCAATGCCCGCCGCGTTGCCCTTCACCAGCACCACACGCGGCACATCCGGCTGCGTGATGCCGGTGGTGATGAGCGTTGCCGTCAGTGCGTCCAGCGTGGTCGCCGCCAGAATGGCCGTATTCGTCCCCAGCGCCGGAGCATGCTCGTACCACACGATCAGGCCCAGCCGGGTTTTGCCCCCCTTCGTGCCGCGCACAAAGCGAGAGGTGGATTGAACCGGATAAAGAGTCATGCAGAAGCTCCCGGTTCCAATAGCCGATAGTCGCTGATGCCCAGCTATCGGCTATCGGCTATCGGCTATCGGCTATTAGGGCGTCAGCACGGCGAACGGGTAGCGCGTGGCATCACCATAGGTCGGCTTGAGCCAGTTGGGCGGGTTCGGCAACTGCCAGCCAATCCGCATAATCACCTTCATCGCCGTCATATCCTGCTGAAACAGGTTGTAGACGATAGTGTTGCTGCCATCGGTGATCACGCCATTGGTCGCCAGGGTGTAGGTAATATCCAGCCGCATCGCATACACAAGCTGGCGGAAGTCGCCACTCACAATCAGGCTCTGCGTGGTGTCCACTGCGCCGTTCTCGGCGAAGACGATGGGCGTGGCGTCCAGGTCGTAGCCGCCCGCCGCATTCCGCGCAAAGATGGGCTGCCCCTCGGCGTCCCTGGCTCCGCGCAGCTTGGCCTTCATATTCACCGACGCCACACTCCCATTCACCGCAAAGCCCGCGTCCTCCACAAAGTGGAAGGTGCCCGCCTCGCCCAACGTCGCATCGTACAGGTCAGCGGCCCCGGGCAGCGACACCGTCAGCCCGCCCGCCACCGCGCTCGTCACCACGCCATCGGGCCAGTCCGCCGAGGGCTTGGTGTAGCCGCCCAGCCCGCCATAGAGAATGGTCGCGTCGAGCAGCTTCCCAAAGGCCGTCTCAATCTGCGGTCGCACCTCGCCCCAGATGTCGTAGGCCGAGTCATCCAGCACGATATTGGGGATCGGCACGATCACCGCGATCTCCTCGGCGGTGATGTACTTATTCGCCCAGTTAATCTCGGTGGTCTGCTTGAGTCCGGTATCGCCGTTCACGAAGTAGGCCGTGGGCAGCACACTCAACACCGGCATACGCCGAGTCTTGCGCGGCATATCGGGCAGGCGCGTGGCCAGCGAGAGCATGGTGGACTTGTGGGCGATGCCCTGGATAATCTCTTTCGAGACATCCTCGGGAATAAGCGGTGCCGCCTCGGTACGGTCAATGACATTGTTGTAGGCCACAGACGTATCTCCTTACGCCAAAAAAATGCACTGGGGGAAACCACGTGGCATCTCGCCACAAGGCGTCAGGCATCTCGCCTTCACAGTCAGGGAGCCGGGCATCTCACCCGGCAGGGTCAGGACAAATCCGGCAATCGGCAATCTAAAATCTAAAATCCTCAGCGCCGCCCAGCGGCGTTCCGAATCATCTGGTTAATCGACGGCGCGGTCGGCGTATCCGTGCGCGTCCCGGCCCCGGCGGCGGCGCTGGACGAGCGCGACGGCGCAGCGGGGGATGTGCGCCCATCAAACAGATCGCCAAACTGGTCGCGCAGGGCGTCCCAATCAATCGTGCCATCCGCGTGCAGGTGGCCCGCGTCCTGGGCGGCCACATAGGCCAGACGCACGCTGGTACGGCGCACGCCCTGGCCCAGGGCCGTCTCGTAGAACGCGGCGCGGCCCTGCGCCACCGTCGCCGCCTCGGCCTGGGCCTGGGTGTCCTTGGCCTGCGCCTCGGCCTGGGCCTGGGCTTCCTTGGTCTTCGCCTCCAGCTTCTTCACCGCCGCCCGCTCGGCCTGGAGGGCCGTCTTCAACCCCGCCGTGTGCGCCTCTAGCACCTGGCGCTGGGTCGCATCCAGCCCTGCAATCAGATCCTCATAGGTGGTCGGCGCATCGGTCGGCGCATTACTCGCGGCGCGGATCGCCGTGTTCACCTGCGCGGCACCCTCGCCCGTCGTCGGGGTGGGCGTCTCCACGTCGGCGGCGTCGGTCGTCGTCTCGGGTGGCATAGGACTCCTCGTATACAAAAAAAGCGCACAACCCCGATGGGGGTGGTGCGCGTGTTCGCTGCTACCAGTAGAAAAAGGTTGTCGGGGCCGGTTACGGTATCCGGCTCGCCTGCGGGTCTAGCACGGCGTTCGGGCCGTGCATTTCGTTGTCGCCCTGGCGTCGTTCGGTCAATCGTGATGATGGGTATTGGGGAAGCGGGCAGGGATTGCACCTGCGTTCGTCATGCATCATCCCGGCAGGGCCGGGACTACCGCTTCGTACTGCCTGGATTGCCCGCCAGGCCGGGAACCGCCTATATCACACACCACGCACCGGAGCAGGAGCAACCCGCGTCGTTATTGTAGCACGCTTGTACAGGGGGTGCGAGGGGCGTCTTCCGCTGGCGGGCGCACGCCGCGTACCAGAGCTTTCGCGAGTGCCCCCACCGCCCGCTCACAGCCGTCGTAAATCATCTGCTTGGCGACCTTACGCTGCGGCTTGGGCACGAGGTCAACGGCGGTTTGCGCGGCGTAGTCCATGGGAGCCAGAGCCGCGTGCAGCAGTTCGTGCATGATGTGTTCGCGCATCTTCTCGTCGGTCGCATCACGCCGAATGATAATCTTCGCGATCCGATATGGCTCTAGGTAGGAACATTGCCCGCCGGTCGTCGGGTCGTGATCAATCTCGTCTACCAGTTTGATCGTAATTGTCCAGTCATTCAGGCCAAGCAGATCGCGCACGTCACAGGCGTAGCGTTCGAGATGGTCGGGGAGGTGGTCGCCTGTCATCCGTACACATCCAGACAATCGCCGTGGTGGAGGGTGTAGGAGGTAGTCATTCGAGTTCATCCTCGGTAAAGAGTGTTGGATCGTAAAGTTCCGGGGGAAGCTTGGCATAATTTTTGCGTAATTCGGTTAGAGACACCTGTGCTTGTGTCTGACGTACTTCAATTTCATCAGGCGTAAATGGAGCAAACTGAAAGCCGTTATCGCCAGGGAATGGCTGATCGTGGCGTTCCTGATCATTCCAGAACGCCAGCGGAATACCTTCAGGGAAAGCCTTGCAAATTCGCGCCATGGTTTCTATGTTAAACCCCTGATACCAACGACAATAAAAGCATTGCTCGCTCCAGGCGTTATATGGCCCATCAAAACGATTTGTATTATTCATCAACAACCTCCTGAACGTAATTGATTGGTGCCTGATAGCGCATCCCCAGAAGGGCATTTGTGTAGCGCATTACCCGATCAAGATACCATCGGGCGGCTGCTTGTTGTGTAGGAAATTGATCCCGTTGTTGCTTTGCCCGCTCCAAAACTTCACTTTCAGCATAACTCAATACCGATCCAATGGTCGTCCGATTGAGACGGTAAAACGCCTGATCTGGTCGCACACTATAGCGATAGATCACCCCGTCATCTCCACGCCCAATCACCCGCAACTCGGTCAGTTGTAATTGATGGAGTAGCAGGATGTCATCGCCAGAAAACGATCCATCACGAGGATGATTATGCGTAAAGATACCGCCTTGGAGTTGGCGCATTTCTTCAGAAGGAGTGTTGCGTTGGCGTTTCCCGCCCACTCTGAATATCCCGCAAACTCCTCTGATACCGACTCCTGCCCCACTGCGCATCCTCCTTCACCCCCACCAGATCTGCCAGCGTCAGCTTCCCCTCGGCGTAGAGCTTCTGCTTGCCTGGGCCGAGCATCTCGCGCTGGGTCGCCTCGTCTTGTTTGGCAAACCACTCCGCCCCCGTCTCGTGGGGTGGCGTCTCGCGGTCGCGCAGCAACGGTACGGGGCAGCAACGGCAACATTGATGCGATGCGAACGGATCATCCAGCCCGTGTTCCGTGCCATCCATTGCGAGGCACACGGGGCACGTCCGACGCGAGGGCGAGGCCCGCCACGCCCAGCCCCGCAAAATGTCGCTGTTCTCTTGGTAATTCCGTAGGCTGGCCGTGCGATACGCCCGCATCTGCTCGGTGCGAGCGATGGTCAAAGCCCGGTTCAGGTTGCCGCCAAGCGCATCCTGAATACCCCTCGCCGTGCGGCGCGGGTTGCGGCCCACCGCTACCGCGTGGGTCAGCGTGTCGCCCACATCCTGCGCGGCCTGTTGCCCGAGTTTGTCGAGCAGCGTCCGCAGGGGCGAACCATCCCCCAGCACGCCGATCAGCTCGTGCAGCGCGGCCACCGGCAGTCGCACCACATCGGCCCCGGTTGTCACCCGCGCATCGTGCAGTGCGGCCAGCGTGAGTTGATGCGCCTCGGCGTGCGCCGCCACCACCGCTGCCCGCTGCGTGTCCGTAATCACCTGCTCGGCCACGTCGGCAAACCGTGCCCACTCGCTGACAATCTGATGCTGGAGGGTTTCTAGCCGCCCGCGCTCCACCAGCCACGAGGGGCGCACCGTCTCGCCAGCGGCCTGGGCCGTGGCGATCTGCGCGGTCAACGCCGCGACCCGCGCCTGCATGCGCGTGTAGGCGGGCTGGTACGCGGTCATCAGCCGTTTCAGCGCCGCATCGTCCCGCCGGAGCAGGGCAGCGCGGAACTCGGCGGCGGCTTGGTCGAGAGCGGAGATGGTCATAGCCGATAGCCAATAGCCAATAGCCGATAGCCGCACATCTGATTCTTCATCGTCGCCTCATTTCGGGTGCCGTTCCTATCGGCTATCGGCCTATCGGCTATCGGCTATGTCACTGTCCACTATTGAAGCTACTAATCACCTGCCCGCCCAGGCTCACCCGCGCCTCCGTCTCGGCCTGGATACGCAGCGCCTCGGCAACCGGGTCAGGTACGCCCACCTGCACCATGCCCGTCTCGTGGCTCAGGATCTTCGCATCCACCAGGTCAATCACATTCTTCACCACCCTGGCGTGCGGGTCAGCCGTCTCCTCGCTGTCCATGGCCACAATCTGGTCGTCGGTGTAGCCGAGTTCGCGTAGTCCCTGCCTCCGGCTCATCCCCACCTGACGCTTCGCGCCAATCGCCTGGGCGCGGGCCGTCGTCTCCTGGGCCTGCTGGAGCGGCTGCTCCGTCTCGGGGTTGGCCCAATCGGCGCGGATGGTCGCCGGGTCTACCATCACCCCCTGGAGCTGACAGAGAAACGCCCCCAGCCCGCGATACGTCGGCGTGAACCGATCCATGCGGTCGCGACACTTCTTCACCAGCGGCCCGTCCATCACCCGGAGCGCCTCGCCGCTCGGCGCGTTCTGCCCCAGTTGAAAGTAGTGCTTGGGCGTCCGCGTGATGCTGCTCAGGGCGTTGATGTACTGCTCGATGGCGCTCAGGTAGTTGCCCAAGTCCGCCGCACCAAACTGCCCCACCTGGGTGCTGCCCCCGCTTCCGCCCAGGGCGTCCCCGCTCGGGATCGTCCACACCCGGTTCGGCGCGCTCACCAGGTCCTCAATCCCCGTGGCGTTGCTGATGATGTACTTCATCGGGGCGGCGTTAAACTCCGCCGTCACCAGCATGTTCGCCAGCAGGATGTTGATCGCATCCTGAATGGAGATGATCGAGTCCAGCTCGCTCACAGGCCGTCGGCGCGGTCGCAGGTGGAAGACCGGGATCACGCCGAACGGGTTGGGCGCAGGCGCATCCACGGGCAGAAAGCGGCTCGCGTCGGCCCGGTCTGCATCAAACGAGCGCCGCACCGCCCGGTAGGTGGCAATCTCGTCCGTCGTATATATTTTGAGGAAACGCGCCGCCTCATCCTCATCGTCCCACCACTTACAGGCCAGGGCCGCCACGTTGGGCCGAGCGGTATCGTAGAAGACGTGACAGGTGCGGGCGTCGTTGTAGTAGCACTCCACCGGCCCATCCCCGTCGCGCCACGCAATCATGTACGCCTCCCCGCCCACCAATGCCGCCTCGTGGGCGTCGGCGGTTTCCAGCGCCAAGTTCGTGTGGCTCCAGGCATCGGCGAGCAGCGCCGTGGTCGCATCGTCTGGGCCGTGCAGGCCGCGCAGGGTAATCCGGTCGGTCATGCTATCCACCACCACCGCCGACCAGTTTTCCGCGCCCACCACGTTGAACTGGTGGTAGACCTCGCGCAGCCGCTCGGTAATCACGGGCAGCATGGCCGTGCCGTCGTAGTAGGCAAAGCGCCGGTTCATCGCCGCCTGCTTGCCCGACAGGGCGGCCACGCAGCGTTTCAGGGTCGTTTCGTTCACAGGAGCCTCATTCGGTTCAGAGATCAGAAACGGCGACCAGACTCTCGTCCGGTCGCCGCGCGTGTTCGCTGCTGGCACTGCCCTTAGTATAGCATCGTGCGCGGCGCATGCTATACTACATCCGTCCATGCGTTCGTGTCATCGGAAGGAGCCGTCCCTCATGGCCGAATTCGGTCACGACCACTACACCTACATTGAGGGCCAGCGCATGCTGGTGGGCATGACCCGCACCATCCGGCCCGGTGCGGGCGAGACGGGCGAGGCGTTCCGCCACCGGGTGGCCGATCTGGTGCAGCCGCTCCTGGCGACCGGGCGCAACCTGAACGTGGATGAGGAACTGCACGACGGGAATCTGGTGCAGGTAATCGTCCACGTTGAGGTTGCGCCCACCCCCTCCCCACCCAGCGACCACCGCATCGTCGGGCGGCGTCGGCCCGGCGGGCCACGTGGCCCGCGCGTCCGGGCGTAGGCCACCCCGCCCCTCCCCTTGTGAGCAGCGATCACGCGCCACCGGAGTCCCTCTCGTCCGGCTGGCGTTTTTGATGTATCGTTCATAGGGATGTGTCTCACATGAATCTCGATGACCAGATCGCCGCTGCGCTTATCATCCTCGCCGTCACCGTCATCGGAGGATTCGCGAGTCTCATCAAGGTCTGGTTCGACCAGTTGGCGATAAAGCTTCAAGAGAACACGCACATGACAGAGCAAGCACGGGATGCGGCCAGCGGTGCGCAGATCGCCAGCAACGGCCAACTGAGCGCGGCGCGAGAGGAAGCAGCGCAGCTTCGTGAGCGGCTCCAGGTTGCCGAGATCAAACGGGACGTTCTTCTTGACATCGTGCGCTATATCCAAAGTCGCCCCGAAGCGATCCCCCTCCTGGCAGACTACCGCGAGCGGCGGAAGGTGCGGGTACACGATGACGGAGTCGAGACCCTCCTCCTCGACGTATCCCCGCGCCATCCGAACGCTCCGCCCATAGAGCCAGGGGGATGAGACGCAATGGCCCGCACAACCACGTCACCTCCGACTACAGAGAATGTGAAAATGACACGCTACACCCCCGACCCGGAAAACGCACGGGAACACCCTGAGCGCAACAAGACACTCATTCGCCAGAGCCTCGAAGAGATCGGCGCAGGCCGCTCGATTCTCATCTCAGGCGACAATACGATTATCGCGGGCAACGGCGTCTATGAGCAGGCGCAGAAGCTCGGCCTGACCATCCGCGAGGTGGAGGCAGGGCCGGATGAGCTGATCGCCGTGAAGCGCAACGACCTGACAGGCGAACGGGCGATACGTGCCGCTATCCTCGACAACGCGACGGGCGATAGCTCCACGTGGGATATGGAGGCGCTGCGCCAACTCGACGCCGCCTATCCTGACTTGCTCGCAGGGCTAGACGAGGTGCAGGCCGAGTTGAGCGCGGCGCTGGAGGCGATGCTGCCCGAAGCGGG